AGTTCCAGGAGTTATAGGTGGTCGCCTAGCCCCTCTAAAGCAAACAGCCTCACATGCCTGCCTAGAGGGATATCGTACCTCATTAGGGCCAAAAAAAGTACTATATATACATCCCATATGCCCTTGGGTGTCTACACATCGCCAACCATCGGTAGGTCCAGGAGTGGTGGGGAATGTTCGAGGTCTTGTGGGAGGAGTTCCGCTGGGGTCTATTCCACCGTCTGGTACAGTGGGTCTGTCCCGTGGAATACAAACATGAATAGGAGGACAGCACGGCTCATCATCTGGATTCCGAGTGTCCTCACAACATGCTGGAGCAATTCCTGTACATGCTCCTCCTGCCTTTCCGCTAACCCCTCCTCCACTATTAGCTGCATCCGCTGCCGCTTGTTCAAAACCCCCAGAATGATCAGGTGCGCCCTGCTCAGGAAAACATTTCTGTTCAAAAGTGAGACAAGTCTGACCTACATCTCCCCCAGGAGGTTCAGGGATTCCTCCTCCTCCTCCCGTAGTGGGGCCTCCACCACCGCTACTTCCACCTTGACCGTCCCCCCCTGTCGGTGTTCCGTCTCCGACTACTCTACAAACACACCCAGGAAGCTTATCTTCAGGTCTTGTCTCTGGCGTAGTAGGTGGGGAAGGAAGGGTAGGTCTTTCTCCATCAATACCATCGGGATCAACAACAGTAGGAAGCGTAGGCTCCTCAGGACCGCAATCAGGGCAACCCCTGTTGATGGATCCAGGCCCGTGCCCTCCTGCGAATTCACCGCATTGAAAACTAATAACCTCTTGGGGCATTTAAATTTAGGTTTGCGGCTTGAGAGTGATGGTGGGGTTGGTAGTATTTAAGTTTCCGTATAGATACTGAGAGTCTGAGGTAGGAATTCCTATCATTTTCCAAGTAACTGTGGGGTATGTACATTTACCTACCCTAGGGTTGCCAGTGTACCCTAAGCCATTTAATTCACTAATAGGAGTAGTATTAGATTTCAATAAATCCTCAACAGGAACAATAAAGCTACTAAACCTGCCTCCACCTCGCTCAGATACCGATAAAGTTTGAGTCGTTTTCTTTTTCTTACCTGTTGTGGTGAAGGATAAGGAGTGAGGTGAGGGGAACCGAGGAACGTTAGGTCCTTGATAAACATCATTTGCGGCAAATGCAACATATACAACAAACTCATCATACCCCTTTTCTACCCAAATACCTGCGTACTGAGAAGGCATAGGATTGTTATCATCTCTAGAGAATCCTCTTTGTGTCTGAGGAAGACAATTAGCTAATTCAACATCAATCATGTAATCGGCTAACCATGCAGCAGCTTCCCTATTAAATCTAACACGTTTAGAAATGTAATGGAAGTTAACTCTACTATACGCTTCACCTGTCTCTGAGTTATCAAAACTCGATAATCTCCTGGGAGGGTTAATAGAATCAGGACCTGTCCCGTTCGCATTAGTAATCTGACTATAGCTTCCTGCAACAATAGCTCCATCACCTGCACCCGCATCTTCAGTAGTGCCTAGGAAAGTATTAATATAATCGTTAGGATATAATCCTTTATCGCTAAGATCTTGTAACTGGCACCACTGCGCTTGATCCCAATCAGGATAAGCGGGAATACTAATTTGCGCTCCGTTACTTCCTATTCCATATTTACTAGTGATATACTGTCGAATATACTGTAAGCTATCGTTGGATGTAACATCATCCCCCGCAAACTGTGATTGATAGAAATCATAAAGCGCTCCTTCAGGGCCAAAGTTCCATCCTCCAAAGATGTATCCTGCCGCAACAACACTTACATTATCTGGCTGGTTTTCTTCGTCCGCAATAAACCCATTCACATGATTCACTACCTTCCTCAGTTCCATATCCAACTGTGCTTTACCTACTGCTGGGTTAGCAATAGACAACTGAGGCATGGCTGCTGCGATACCTGCTCGTTCATTGTAAGTAAGCTCTGCAGTGCGGAAGAAAGGTCGAATATCTACAACATCCTGTGCTCCAATAATTTGGGCTCCCTCTAAATCGCGTCCACCTGCTCTTTGAACAAAGACATAAGCAACAGGAAGGATGGACTGTCCGATTAGCTCTATCGCATTTGCTTCTAAGTTTTCTGCGATAAGAGGTGCTAAGTTAAGGAGATCGTCAGGAGATGGGAAGGACCCTCGAACATCCTGCCCAAGCTCATTCCCAGACGTAGCTAAGAAGCCTAGGTTTGCAGCATTATTATCAGCCGCATGAGCCATAATCATTGAGTTACCAAACTCGTCTATCGCTGACTGTGGAGTATATGTTGATGCTAGATCTGTTAATCCTTGGTAAGAAGGTCCAATACCTGCACCTCGAACTACTCCAAGAACGGGGGTAGTAATGTCCTGCACAGCCCCGCCTCGTAAAATCCTTGCGCTTTCAGCATCAATAGGCTTAGTATATAAGAAAATTAAATCAATCCGACTCTCAACCCCAGGAATTATTTGTCTAGCTCCCTGCTCGTCAATGTAATAAAAATCGTTATCACTAAATGCTGGGATTTCAACAGATAGTTCATTAGGAACGTCAACTACTGCGAGCCTGCTAACCCCTCTCCATTTTTTAACGAACGTAGTTTCAGCTAAAGGAAGCTTTCCGAACCCAGTAATTTCGTTGGTAGTAGAATAACTAGGAATTAAAAAACTATCAACAGTGTTGCCATAACTCTTAGCCCAAAGAAGAGCTTGTGTAATTACAAAAGGACCAAAGCCTCCTGCTCCCGTAGTACCTGTATATGCTTTCCTATCCCCTGTTGTTCCTGCTGCGTCCGTTGCAGAATCACTACTCCGAACAGCCCAAGTAAAAGCTCTTTCAGCCAAACCATTCATGTTAAGCGCATCTGCTGCAAGGGTCGATTGGAAACGAGCAAGAGCCGTAATTAATAAGTTGTTATAGGAAGTTCCAAAGGTCCCAGGGTTATTGGTAGCTGCACTCCACGCATCTACATCCCCTACCGCAGTCCCCATTACCTGTTGTAAGTATTGAAGAGGTTGTTTAGTAGTTGCATCATTTACTCTAGCCGTAAATCTTCCAGGCTTCACCCTAACAAGGCGATCTCCTCCTGTCGAATAAGGTTTTAACTCTGCAATATCTTGTCTTTTAATATCTTGAACAGCGTTTTCTGTTAGAGATTGTTGTAACTGATCTCTAAGCCATAAGCAGTTTTCCTGTAGCTGCTTAATGGGGATGTTATCCACCTCGAAATAATAAGGATCATTTTGTTTAAATAATCTAATAGGTTCCGTGAACCGAAATGAGCTTTCTGTATATCTAATTTGTGCCATTAATCCATCCTCTTAAGATCAAAAATGTTTGCTGATCTAAATCCTTTAATTGCAGAGCCATCATAAGCTTCAGCCCCAAGTTCTGTATTGTCTCCCGACCTATAAATCGTAGCTCTTTTAGGTCTTCCCGAGCCTCCTAAAGCGGCATTTTTAGCATTCGCAAACGTATTAGCTGCAGACTCATCTAACATACATTGAGTTGGGTTATCATCTAAGAACTCTTTACAGTAATAAAATCCCGACATCGCAAGCCCCGTAGGGACAGCACCTAAAGGCGTAGCATCCCAATCACTAATTTTTAATAAATTCGGATATAGAGAGCTAAGAGAAGTACTTCCTACAGGGACAATTGCTGACACTGGCGCAGACATATTGTAGCCCTGAGCAAACACTTGGTTTGCAGCCCCCGTCATCCAAGTTACGGGAACACCGTCGTGAGGGAAGGCTCCTTTATTGTAACCAAAAGTAGCATCATGTGCTAAGAATTTAGTGCATGAATTAGGTGAGAAGTAAATCCTAAAGACTCCTTGATTAAGGAAACTAGATCCTGATGCTCCATACACAGTCTTTGGATTGAGAGTAAGGTTTCCTGCTGTTGCTAATCCTGCGCCACCTAAAAGTTTTTCAGTCTCATCATTTATATGTCCACTGACGGGGAAATATCGACCAAAAGGATCATTTACTCCCACTCCGCTAGGAACTAACCATAAACCAGACACAGAACCTCGACCAAAGGTGTCTAAAACACTCAATCTTCCTGTGTCTGGAGTCCCTGATGGAGCCCCAGAAGCAGGAACAGGAAGAAGCCCAGGGGATGTATAATCATCAGGGGCGAGGGCCGAGGTCCAGACCGCACTAGGGCCATGATAACCTACATCTGAAGGGTAACATCCACTTACAGAAGTAAAGGCTACCTTTAGTTCTGAATTATCAGCAATATTCCAAATCATTAATCGGCTACAAGTGTCTCCGCTCGCATTGTAGTATGCCCCGTCCAGAGGACTATTAGCAGTTCCTATAGGGAAGTGAACGTTCGTAACATTTACCTTGCTGCCATCCACTGCTCTAATACATACGCCACCCTGGGTAACATCTTCCAACTCTTCAGTGGACATTACCGCACCAGCTAAGAAATCTGTAGTAATAAGGTATTGATTGTTTCGTGTTTTTTCGGTAAACGTGGGGAACGGCATCCAACTGAATGCTCTCGCCGCATTTCCTGTTAAATCGTCTAAATAGTTGCTCGTAATTCCTGTTCGTATTTGAGGGTTAGGATAGAATTGAATGGAGCCATTCTTAATAAGACCACTTATATCAAGATTGTCATTAGTCTTATAATCTTGTGTCATAGTCATAAGCATTGTACGCCCATGAGAATATTCTCCCCAGAAATTGTGGTAATCCCCACAATCATTCATGTTAATAACAGAGTTGTGATTAGCAACCAAGCAGGCCCTAGTAGAATGAAGCTCTACGGAAGTGTGATTACCTGGAGCACTTAAATCGAATCCACTACCGTCTAATGCGTAAGTATCCCTAACGCGAGGTGGCCCAATATCGAGTACAGAATTATTTTCTACTAATGCATCCACTCCAAATTGAGCGATACAAGTGGGACCGTGCAAGCCTAGCTTTGAATTATTTTCTGCCGCAATACCTGCAACATACTGCTGCTTTTGGTACGCCGCAGGCCCAACTAAAACAGTAGCTCCATTTTTTGTGCCAAAGAATTCAGCTTCGGAGGAATCTTTAGAGCGTAACAACATTCCAGGAGACACAGTTTTTAGAGCTACTTCTGCTGCGTCTCGGTACATTGTAGAGTGAATAAAGTTTGCATAAGAGTTGCTTTCTAGCGAAATCGCAGGAAGAATTCCAAACCCTATCCCCGTAGCATTGTTAACAACTCCATGGGCTCCACTAAAAATCATATGCCCATACTTTTCTGGAAGATGATTTTTTCTTTTTAATTCAAAGCTGGAGTTATTTCGCAGAACAATGTGCTGTCCATTCGCTCGGAAATCATACTGTTTTCTAGTAGCTTGGCCTGTGGTTATTCCAGGGCTTACGGAGTTTCCGTTAATAACAAATGTATTGTAAAGAATTTTTGAATTATCACAAACAAACCCTTCACTAGTATGATCTTCTACGCAAATCTGCTCAACCTGTAGCTCTGTATTGTTAAGTTGAGAGCCTTTTTTGTTTCCGTAGATATCAAAAAGACCCTTGATATTTAACGAAGAGTTTTTAGCTATTAGACCATAGCCTGTATTAAGCTCCGTATTAATCATCCCCCCAGTGTATGGAAGAGCAGCAGCAGATCTAGCCAACCCGCCCTCCATTCGGCTATTATGTAGATCAAATCCTACATAGTTTCTAGACATAGAAAACACAGTATCATACCCTGACGCAGGAAGGTCTAGTCCTGGGTTGTGTGCGTATGGTGGACGTAGCTCAGTATTAGTAGCGTGAGTACCTGAGACCACAGCACTTAAAGTAATATGGCTATTAAACGCTTGTAAGCCTGCACCTTTTTCAGTAACTCTAGTGTTAGTCGTATCTCGGGAATAATTTCTATAAGAAAATGCAGATCTAGATAAAGTTACATTAGAATTTTGCAAGTAGAAGCCTGCATTGTTACATCTTACGGCTGTGCAATTCTCTAGTACAACATCCGAATCGCTGACCTCAATTCCATTATCTCGGCCTCCTCCTCCAATCGCTGATTCTCCGTCTACAAAGAAATTTCTAATATAGATAGGACCTACGCAATTTCGTATACTTAACTTATAAAGAGAATTACCATAAATATTTCCTCCTGCCTTCGTTGTATCTACAACAGGGACGCTTCGTAATAATCGCGCACCTGTAAACTGATTGACCGCACTAACATCATTGATAGCTAATTGGGTGTCTGTGTCTGATTGCTCGTATGTTTGAATCCCAAATACTCCCGCTGTACCAGGAAGGAACGTAGCTGAAGCATTTTTAATGCCTACATTTAAGCATCCAACTCTATCAGTGAATTGTGGGTAAAGAACACTGTTCACAGCACTATAGCGATAAAGGGCATCCCTCCCCCCTCCATTATTAACAGTACTGCTAATACTAAGTGCTGAAATGGAACAATCTTCGGAGGTCCCAGAGAATAGAGTTCCACTAACATCTCCTGATTCATAAGAAGTAAGTAGTGTATTACCTCCAACACTAGCTACTGATTTTACTAAAGAAGATGAGGTGTAGTCTCGTACAAAGTTTCTATTTATAATTTCAATAGACCCCTTCTCCTCAAGTCGGAAATCATGTAGCTCTAAAGCTCCCAGATCCCCAAAGTTAGCCACTTCTATAAGGACGGGAAATCTAATAACTTTAGGGAGCGCGGCAATACATGAGCTTACTGTTGTGAATATTCTTGAATTTGCTTGGAGATCTGCCGTGGGTGCGCTTCCCGAAACAACTAAAGACATTCCAGGAACGGCAGACGTTGGAAAGCCTTGTTGCTCCCAAAGCTCATAAGTCCTCTCCTCTAGGTCATACAAAGGAACATTATCTTCTTCCCAATTGTAAAAGGTACTAGTATCAAACTTGGACACATAAGGAGTCCAAGAATTAAATAAGGGAGTGCTTCCGCTTGATGTGTATATGTCACCTCGTATAAATACCATATCAGAAATTAATTGTCCATCTAAATATTAAACTAAAATCACTAGTTTTTTCTATTGCAGTAAATGTTCGATATGCCGCTAACATAGAACTATCGGCATCCGTTGTCCCAAAAGGATTCTTTAAAAATAGTCCCACTTCAGATAAATATCCTGTATTCCCTAATGAATCTACTAAACCATTTGCACATTCTTCATCCGCTACTAAAGTATACCTCACGGAAGTATCACTAATTTTAGTAATCTTACCTGCTGGTACTAACGCGAATGCTATATTATTACCCCAAGCACCTATAGGACGAATTAAATTTGCTTCCTCTATAAAGAGATTACTCCCTCCTCCATATTGAGATTTAGTAATAGCCCCTGAAAGTTGATAAGTACTACTAACCTCTAAAACATCCGTTGCTACTCCAGTAGCTCGACCTGAAGTGCCTAACTGAAATCTATCAATTTGATAATCTAAAATTGAGTTAGAACCAGATCCTGTAAACAATGCAGCTAATCCCGTCCCCATTCCTGAAACAATAATATTATGATCATCAAATACCACTTCTTCCTGACCATCAGTATATTGTTTAATGATAGTAAGGTGTCCTGTAATTCCCATTTCTTCTGTAAAACTTTTCATGTGGCTAATTGATTAAAATATATTCTCCATTTTATAACTAGGTTTTCGTAGTTATCTAAGGCAGGATAGATAGTTCCTGCGGTACCTGTTTGAACAGTTCTAGCATAACCCAGATTTTTTGTCAACGATTTAGTAGAAAACAGTCTATACTTCCTAGGATTATTTAGGGGATCAAAGGAATAAGGGGGAGTATTTCCTTCTTGAAGTGTTTTACCTACATCAATAGTCCAAAGTCCCATATTATATATGCCTCCATACAATGTTGCCATAGCCAAATCATCTGCGCCTATACCAACGATATGAACAACCTCTCCTGTGCTGGACCACGACATATTGGAGTCTACACTTGCGGATAAGGTGAGCCCACTAAAAGCACTACTTAAACCGTATCCGTCTGGATGCCCTCCGTCTGTATTAGGTACACTGGACATAATCATATTCACAAAGCCTGAAGTGTCCATAGACGATGCTTCATTGAAATGACCAGTAAAGGTTCGACTATAACACACATCCCCAGGAACGAAGTCTGTACCCGAAAATCCAGATACCCCCGTACCTCCTGCCCCGCTCCCTTCGGGCCAACAGCCTATAAATGATGCAGCTACACTAGAAAGAGAAGAAAGATCTGTGTTTAGGAGTCGAGCGTAGTGATACTCTCTAGGGATGAGATTTAAGTTCTGTCCATTACCTGCGATAACCGAACTGACTGGGATAGCTCCTACGATTGCGGATACATCACTTTGTACTTCAAGCCCAGACAGAGCGGGGTTAGGAGGACTTGTTAACGCTGGAACAGGGTTATATGATTGTGCTAAACCACCTACTGGATCACCGTCATTATTTGCGCTATCTCCTCCATATTGAAGATATAAGCAGAGAGCCGAGGCTCCTCTAAACCGTGAGCCAGTATTTCCTGAAAGTAAAAGAGCTTTATTTTCCAAGTACTCGTGAGCGTTATTTTGATAAGAACTAGCAGCAGTACCAAAAGATATTGCAGCAATTCGATAGTTTGATGCATCCAATATAGAGCTAGTATTTTTATCTGTGTTCCAATCAGAATTGCCTAAAGAAGACACTGACGGGGATATACTCATTATGTCAGCTAGGAGTTCACTAGCTCCATCCATGATGAGATTACTCTCCCTTAAAAGAAGCTTGTCTCCTGAGTAAACTTCAATCTGGCCTCTCATCAGTTACGCACCTCCAAATCAATTAGTTGGTCGGTCTTAGGCGTAGCGTGAGCCTTGGCATCGGCGACTGCATAAGGCATCCAGTAAGGATGAAGTCTGTAGTTGATGCGGCTTCCTCCACGATGCTCCATAATGGTAGACGTAATATCCTTATCCCTAGATGCATACGTAGTAGCGTACATACCTACCCCTGACCCCATAAGCCCTGTAAAGAATTTTAATACGTTTTGCACTTCGTCTCTCTCTAACTCTAATTTATCTTCTTTTACAAATGGACGCAGCGGCGTCCCTTTGGTTTTAATCCCATACCCCGTTCCTATCCCTGCGTTATCCCTTTGAGTCTCATCATATAATTGAATATTATCAATTAATAGATATTTATTATAATCAACTGTAGGCATCAGAAAAACTTCCACATAATAGTTGGTCGCAGAAGTATGAACCCCATCATCGAATTTGTACACCTCTTCAGGAACAGGAATAACCTGTGAATATTCCATATTATTATAGATGGAATAGTTTCTAGTATCAAATTTAATTTTTATCTTACTTAAATCTCTGCTTGTTAGATCAAGTAAAGACGCATTATTCACAGTATCCGAGCCGTAAACATCTATATTTCCCAAACACCTGTACGTTTCGTCCTCTCTTTCTCTCTTTCTCTTATGTTCAAATGAATGGATGAAAGCTAGATTTTGTGTTACTTCTCTAATACTTAAATCTGATTCTTTATGGAAAATCCATCTACCATCTACGAGGCGATTACTTTCAGTAACATAAGGAGAACTGTTAGGCACAAAACTCCACATATACCCAGAGGTAGCATTAGTGTGGATCCAAACACCCATACGTTCCCCTCCTGTATCGTATCTATTATCATCTCCTACTAAAGCACTAATGCATAAAGAGAATGTGTGATCTTGAATAAAGTAATTCCTTCTTGGACCATAAGACGATAAATCAAATCTTACTCTCGGTAATCCTCCATGAGACTTTTGCTTAATTACTGTATTCTGAATTAAAAAATTCTCTTGCTCTGGTACAGCAAAAGAGGGATCTAATTTAAAGATTCTAAATTCATTAGACGAAGGGGCTCCTGAAGTTTGTACAAATTCAATACCGCTAAGAATCTTAGCATTTCTAAACTCTGCGTTAAGATCTTTTCCTGGGATAAACGTCCCCGACATAGGAAGAACGTATTGGTCACTAGCACTAGCAATGTAAGTTCCAGAGGCATAACCATTAGGCGTATCCACGGCGTACACAGCAGATGTGGAGAATACCCCTGAAGCTCCTCCGTTAATAGGGATCGACGAGTTTATGCTAGAAGCTATAAAGCTTCCCTGCAGCGTCGGAGAAACATATTTTCCCTTTATAGAGAAATCACAATTGTATAAACCCTGTCCAAATATGTGGGCAAAGATATTAGGACCTGTATTATACATCTCATTTCTACCTAAAGCATGTCGATTATAGTAGAAGCAGTAGTCAGCAAAGGTTTTATGAAGTCCTCTACCGAACTTGAAGTCTCTATAGATATCAAAAGTGTCCCCAGTATACCCACTTGCGATTCCCGAATTTGCTAGAGATTGCTCCATGTTACGCCAATCTGCGCTCGCAGAATATGCCGAGGGGTCACTAGCAATTAGATTCTTTGCCATCTCCAGAGCTTGACGCTCATATAGCTTATGCATGGTTGCGTATATTGGAGGTAGTTGGCCTCTATCTTGATGATGCGCTTGGCCTCCCTCTGTGGTTATGATGTACACATCAGCATAATCACTTGAGTGATCCCAGAAGTTAGAATCATCTCCATACGCATAGGAAACAGGTAAATTAAAGTAATTCTCGGCTGAGGTAGCTGTACCAGTAACATCAAATACAAGCCTCTCAGATGCAGTAGTCGTAGGGGCTGTGCTAATTATTGCTATCTTATCTCCACTCTTTAAGTTGATTGGATTAAAGGTTCCATTTGGATTAGTATGTAAACTTGTTCCCGCTTGGTTAGTAGTACTGACACGGATAATGGTAGAATCCATATCAGTAGAATCATTCATGTTTAAACCCCCAGCCGCAGGTGTTCCCCATGCCGCAAATTTAAAGTTTCCTATGTTTGTCCACCTCTTCTCACCCAGTCCAAGAAGGGGAGAAGAGCTTAGTCCACGGTAGGGGTACGTCCTGCTCGTAGGAGCCCCTGAGAAGCTCCGTGGTGAGCCCAAATCCTCACACTGATGCCAAACGCCTGACAGAGTTCCTACGTCGTGGATGGGATAGAAGGCGTTAGCTGAGTAGAGATACCCAAGAGTAAGTTCTCCTAAGCCTGACGCTGGTTCCTCTCCTCCTCGTAGACCAAATTCCATAGTGGAAGTATCCCAATTGACGGGACCGTTAAATCCTCCTCGATCATGGTATCCCTCCTGAGGTAAGAGGAACCTATAATTTCTTCGCCTTAAAGCTCTGCGGGGAACATTGGTAAGTGCTAAGGAAGACGAGATTAAATCGTCAGGAAATACATCAACATCTCCTCGCTTAAAGGTATTGAATTGATCTCTTCCATGATGTGATCCTGGAGGGCCTCCCATATCAACACCACTCGTTTCAAAACCTGCCAAAACAGAAGAGGTACCTAGTTTAGGAAATCCGTTATCCCCTTTATTTAAAGAAACATAATCCCAGTTCGTAGCGGAAAAAGATAGAGTCTCAGAAGCACTTGCATTAATATTGATGCGAGGAATAGCGTGCGCAGGAACAAACCTCTTTATAATTCTAGCAGCCTCATAAAGAGCAGTCTTAGAGTCTCCTTCTAAGGTAGTCTTAGCAAAATTAAAGTCCGTATTATCATAATCAACGAAAAGGTGAGAAGATTTTCCATTCCACAATCCTAAAACATTATAAGTATACTTAGAAATGTTCCATAAAATCTTATCATAGTTTGGAGGTAAGTGAGAAGAAGTATCAAAGAAGAGCCACTCATTAAGACTGCCTAAATTAGAACTCGCTGTGACCGTACTGCTTAAAATATAGTCATGCATTTGGTCCCTAAACGGATTCTGTACACCGAAACATTTTAAGCGATTCATTAAAAACGCCAACATGTCCGCAGTCATAGAACAATCACGGTAATATTTCTCCTCCTCAAACGGGGGAATGGGAAAGTTCTTTTGTTGACGGAAAGAAAAAACAAAATAAGGATCACCCGTTGCTGATAAATACGTGGGTCTAGTATCGGTGGGGTGTTCTTCCCCTGCCATGTAAACTCCAGGTCCGAAAGGTCCGTAACTTATTGCGGCTTGAAACTGTCTCCACTCTTTGTGCTGTTTTGCTTGCTCTCCTAAAGCCTTAAAGCGTCTACTTGAGCGCGGATGAAAGTGATACGGTTTAGCGTTTGGTTCATAAATTGTAGTATACAAGTCTCCTGCGGTGCCGTCTTTATTAACCGTTACAAACCTATAGACTGGAAACTTATCTCCAAAGAAGATAAAGTGGTCTGGGTATGCCTTATAAAGATCTAGAAGAATATAATCAACAGTAAGTTTGATATTATCCACTAAGCTACTAGGAGAGAATGTATACACTCCTGCCCTATTGGCTTTAGCTTGCGTCCAACTCGTCATCTTGGAGAAATGAGGACTTTCCGTTGCGAGCGCGTACCAACATAAGAAAGGAATATAGGATTCCCATAACTCCTGCACGTTTCCTGAAACATCAAATACTGAATTTTTGATTAGAGAATTTACTACATACTGAATACTATCTAAAGTTCCCTTTCTCTTATAAACCTCTACCGCATTCCGTAACTGCTGTCGCCACTTATCAGTTGAGTGTCCAAATAACTTCCACCCAATTAACTGAGCCGTATACTCTAAAAAGTTATCAGGGACATTTTCAATGTCATAGATCAAGCCTAGGCTATCCACTTGATCCATAATATCTGTCATACTATATCCGATAGCTTCTAAAAATTTACGATGGGGGCCTTTGGAGGTTTGATCTACAATGTAAGTCCCCGCATCCATAAAATCGTTAAAAGTATTCTGGACCTTATAGTCCTGCGAATCGATATACAGGGGTGAATATACGATGTCTGCCATCGTCTCTAACTTCTCTAATTGCTGGTTTCCGCTAGTGTATAAAGCCGTACCAGAAATAAGATCAGGAGGTATAGCAGTAATTTCTCCAAAGAGAGAACTCATGCCGTAGTTTCTCCAAATCAGATTCATTAATCCCTTCACCCCATCTACAGTAGTGAACGAGTCTCCTAAATACACTCTATTAAATGCGGACAGAACATAGGAAGAGGGATCCCAATCTCTATTAAGATCAGCCCCTCCTGAGGTATTAAGGAAATAAAACCACCCTAAAGCATCCGTTAAATAATTATGAACCGCACTAGGCTCAGAGTTTCCATTTAACGCTGAAACAACTGTAATGTTCTCAATTAAACTGTTGGTGTCATTTTGGATAATGGGAAGGAGGGTCCCAGAGAGGTATTCCTCAAATCCCGCGCTCGTTGTGAACTCGGTAATACTTCTTCCTAAGGGATTTAGAATTTTAGTCTCTAAAATATAAGGAGATAGTTTAGTAAGCTCATTTTGTTTTACAAAATATTGCGATATACCTGAGATATTATTTAGACTAGAGGTTTGTGAATACGGGACCGCTGAAATGGGAAGAATTTGTGATATATTATTTGCAACTCTAACATTTGCATTAATTAATTGAGAAGCTACGCCTACTCCCTTCCCACTCATAGTGAGGTCTTCTGTTTGATAAACCTCGGGAGTAAGCTGTTCGAGAATATCAACAAAATTTCTTTTTGCGTATGTTCTCTTATTGGGAGTAAATCGACTCTCGCCCATCAGTCTAGGTAATTAAATACGATTGTTAAGTTGTTAAGTTGGATAATCTCATTAAAATCTACTAAAATATTATCACTAATATTATCAATAGATGACATTCTAACACTTTCTACTTCAAAAATAGTTCTATTTAAGTCGCTAATAACAAGAGGCTCTCCAAAATCTCTATTATCAGCGTTCATATATTTTAAAATCTTACCTCTAACTTTTGAGATAATAGAGGATTGATTTAGTTTCTCTTCCTTATCAACACTAACCGTAATTACCAAATCTAGTGTTCTAATTAAACCATCAACAATCACAATCTCATCTGTTGCCATTTTCTTTTTATTAATAGCAGTTAAAAGATCCCTCTTAAAGGAGGGAGTGGCCTTTTGTAATTGAAGATCAGAGGCTTTTTCTAAAATATAAATATCAATAACATTCGCTGATGAGTACGCTTTTCGTGTAACCGCATTTGCTTTTCCTACAGTTCCTACACTTGCAATATGAGTATTTGCAAAAACTTTATAATCCTCTAAAGTTACTAAACGATCTTGTCTAGCAAATGTGAGAGGCGCATACTTTTTAGCATTAGCTATACTTTCTGCATTCGCACCACCCGCCGCGACTGAGATATTTTGAACCTGGGCAGTCAGGGGGGTCGAGTCTGTAGTAGCGTTCATAGATATATCTACAGCGTGAGGTAGAAGATTTCCTCGGGATCCACCACCTACACGATACGTCACAAAATAAGAGGCAGTAGCATTAGGAGAAACCCCTACCGTACCATCTCCAAAAACGACTGTGGCACCGTAACTATCATCATACACAATTTCAAAAATTTTATCCCCTGCTCCTGAGGCAAAATAAACATTATCGACCTCAGTATACGCTCCTGACGCTGCAGACTGGGAATCTTGAAGAAATACAGATACACTCCCTTCAATTACAGGAGACTGAGTAAGGGGAATTGTTTTTATTCCCTCAGTAGCAGCAAAATCACCTGTATCCGTTACGAATGCACCTTCTTGAATTACTAGGTTAGTGTATACGCTGCTAGGGTTAGATGCGGCTGCGGGGTTATCAGACTCATTCCAATATAAGGTTACATCTCCCGTAGCATTTGCATCTTCTACATAACCATTAACCGTTTTATAGAGAGTATACGTTAACTGCGCTCCATCTTCTGGGGAATTTATCGTAAATGTTCTCTGGCTCGGTGTAAGAACATACCTAGGGGTAGTTCCTGTTGGAGATGCAGTGAAGGTTGCCTTAGCGTCTGCTGCAGCAGAAAGGGGGCCTCTCATTCTAACTCCGATAAGCTCTAAAAGCTTTTTTACGCTACTCTTTTGTCTAGCAGTAGCAAAAAAGTTTTCATTT